TGTCGAGCGCATAGGGCTGCGCGGTCTGGCCGGTCGGCCGCACCACCATGATCTGTGACAATCCGGTGTTCACGTAGATCGTGCCCTGGTTGGTCGTAACCGGCTTGATGCCGGCCGCACCACCGGTGCCGATCTCGCGAAACTCCATGAAACCCGGCGCCAGCGGCGTGTCGGCCGAGATCGGGATGTAGTAGACGCCCTCGTCGGTGAACACGAACTCGTCCGCGCCCCCGGTCACGTGCAGCACGCGCGACTGGGAGGGCACCGTCTCGAAGATAGCATCGTCGGCCTGGTCGCCCGCCTCCAGATCGTCATAGGCGCCGATCGCCGACCAGATGATCGCCGTGGTGAGCTGCGCGAAGTCCGTGAAGATCAGCCGGCCGCGATCGAAGTTCACCGCCCCCGGCCAGCCGCGAACGTCCGACATGAACTGCTCCTCCCAGATAAAGCTGTTCACGGGATCGATCAGGGTCGTGTTCGTGTTGGTATCGGTGCGGGTCGGGCCGACCACCTTTTCCGTGCTGCCAAAGGCTTGGAACTGCTGATCCGTGACCACCTCGATCCGCCATGTCGTGTCCAGGAACTTGTGCGTGACCACGCCGCGCGCGCCGGATGTCACCCCTTCGATGACATCGCCGATATTGAACCCGGCGCCGTCCACGAAGCGGATCTGGTAGGAGGGCGGCAGCGTGTCGAGCACGGTGGCGGTGCCCGACGTCGCGGAGGCGACGGCCGTAATCAGCAACTGGACGCCGTGCCACTTGATCAGCGTGCCCACATGGCCGGCAACGAGGAACGCCGACGAGAACGTGATCGTGACGGACCCGGTGCGCGCCGAAGGCTGCATCCGGATCGTCGGATTTGCGAATCGGTAGAACGGCGCCGCCAATTGCGCGCCGACGCCGGCGGCGAAGGCATAATCGCCCCGGCTCCAGGTCCCGGCAACCAGATCGTACGTGACCACCTGCGGGATGTGGCTCTGATGCACCACGACGATGAACTGCCCGAACGCCACCCAGTCGAGCTCCTCGACGATCGCCGCACTCCAGGGAAACCCGGTGAGCGATTGCGCCAGTTCCTCGCCGTCGTAGAAGTCGATCTTCGCATTGCCGAACACGATGTCGAACACCACGCCGGGAGAAGGTTCCACCGTGTCGTGCGGGCGCCCCGCCTTGTAGCGCATCTGCCCGCCCGGCCGCCGCTTCATGCCTGAGTTCGACGGCAGGTCCACATCCGCCACCACGAGCCCGCCGGCGCGCTGGATCTCAAGATCGTCGCGCCGCGCCATCACCTCGTCCAATTGCCCGGCCGAGAAGTCGCGCTGTGCCGGCAGTGTCTTGGGGATCGCCACCTAACACCCCCGCCGCCTGTGCCGCGCGACCGTCATGCCGCCGCGGTAGATGTTGCGCGCCGGCGTCTGCTGATTAGCCCTGACCGCCGCCTGGCGCATGCGAAGCTCCGCCTCGTTCCATCGCGACGTGGCCTCGCCATGATCCTCGTTCAGCGACCGCAACAGCCCGGCTTCCACCATCAGCGCCAGCACCTCTTCGGCCGCCGGGTGCCACAGCAGCGACGCATCGAGCGTCTCCGGCTGCTCGATGAAGTAGGCCCGCAGGCCGGTGCTTACGTAGGCGTGGATGACGTTGGCGACGAGCTCGTAGCCCGCCCCTTGCGCGGTGCCCTCGTAGTAGATTTGCCTGAGATGCCAGCAGTTCTGCGGCAGGGGGTACGTGTGCTCGAAGTTCTTGAAGCTCGACGTCCCGTCCGTCTCGAGCGCCGCATCGGCGGTCGCGAAAGGCCACTTGTGCGTGACCAGGAGGAAGGAGATCGCCCGCTCGAAGGCCGAATCGGCGGCGAGCCATTCATCCGAGCCGTCCGCCAGCGTGTCGAGCCGTGTGTTGCCCGTCGCGACCAGCGCGTGATTGATGATCGTCAGCTTGTCCATGGCCTGAAAGTGCGGTCAATCGCGCGCGCCCGCAACGCACAGGGCGCTTCCACGAAAAAGGCGGGCCTTGCGACCCGCCAGTTCAGGGAGGCGCTCACTACAGTGTGAGCCTCAATTCTCCTTCTTCGCGCTCGGCGGGCCAGCCCTCGCGCTCGACGGAGGCGGCGCCGCCTTGGCCGCCTTCGGGTCCGCGAAGCTCCACTCCTTGGGATGCGCGCGCACCGCTTCCATCGCCGAAATCGCGATCATCTCGTGCGCCGTGACGTCGCCCGTCTCCGGGTCCGTGCGGTAGACCTTCTTGGTTGCCGGCATAACGTTGTGTCCTCGTTTCAATTCACGTTGAGCGACAGCCAGGACGAGAACTTGATCGAGAAGGTCGACCCGGTGCCGTCGAGGCGCAGCCGCGCCCACGGATAGATCACGCCGTTGACCTGGTTGGAGAATTGCTGGACGTAGCGCCCGACGGTGGAGTCGATCGCGCCGCCCGGCCGCACCGCCGTGTCGCCCAGATGCATCGACGCCGCGATCTCGATATCGCCGTCGAAGGCTTCCGCATCGCCGAGCTCGAGATACCAGTCGTAAAGCTCGTCGGAGCCGTCGATCGCGATCGTCTCGACATCGAGGATCCAGGCCGCATCGACCCGGCCTTCGCCGAGATGGAGCACGACGTCGGAGCCGCCGACCGCGACCACGTCGTCGGCGGTGAGCGTCTGATCCTCGACGAACAGCATGCGGGCGTCGATCGGATAATACCTGTCCGCGGGTGCCACCATTGTTTCGTTCCTCTTAGCTTGCCTTCAGGCGACGATCGCCGCGTTCGTGATCGATGTCAGCCGCGCGGCGGACCTGGGATGCTCGAACACGAAGCCGATGTCCCACTTCACGTGCGTCGACAGCACGGGCACGCCCTGCACCTGGCCCTCGTCCGTGACCTTGAGGGGTACCCCCTCGATGCCGAAGAACCGCTCGCGCCCGAGGCTCGCGACGTAGATCGATGAGGTGACCGCGCTGCCGCCGCCGCTCCCGACCTCCGCGAAGGGCAGGATGTCGGCGCCGTCGTCGGGCTCGTAGCCCCACAGGATCGGCAGCCCGTTGTAGCTCATGACCTTGCGGCCGAGCGGGTCCTTGTCGTCGAGGATGATCGTCGAGTTCGTCAGGGTCGGCGACCTTGCAGCGGCAGTGAACTTCGGCCGCAAAGTGCGCGTCGCGATGATGTGCGACGGCCGGTTGACCATCTCGATCGCCTCGTCGAGCTTGCCCAGGCTCAGCGCCCCGCCGCCCGACGATGCCGAATTGTGGATCAGCGTCGCACCGAGCGTGTTGCAGCGCGCCTGGAGACCGTTGGGTTCGCGCGGCTCAGACGAATTGTCGCCCTGCAGCAGCACATTGGTGAAGTTCCGCGACATCGCGATGATCTTCATGCGCTCCTGCTTGACGCGCTCCATCTCGCCGAGCTCGTCGACTTCCGCACGATCCACCCGGATGTATTCGTCCTGCAGGAAGACGCCCTCGGTGTGGCGGGTCGTGGTGCCGCTCGACTGGTTGCCGGGCTCGTTGTAGCCGCGGAACGCGACCGTCGGCAACGAGGCCGTGCGCCGGAACTTGTAGAGCCCGTTCGTGGCCGGCATCATCGGGAACACCGCCGCGACGTCGGATTCCGCCGCGAACGTCTCGACGAACGCCCGCTCCATCGTGCCTTCCGGAAGCCCCTTGGCGTACTCGATCAGCGGTACGGCTTGCGCAAAGTTCGTGTCAACCATCGGTCTCTCCTAGTGTCCGCCGGCCTCAGGCCGCCCGGCCCTTCTCACGCTGGCGCCGCCGCGCCTCCCAGATCTTCTCGTCCGGGCTCAGCTTGTCCCACTCCGGACCCCGGTTCGCGGCCTCGCCGCCGGACGTGTAACCAGGGGCACGCGTGCCCCTGACCAGCGCTTCGAACGCCTCGACCTGCTCAGCCGTGAACATCATCCCGTAGAGCGCCTCGGTTGCCTTCGAGCCGATCCGAGCTTTGAGCGCCGTCGCCACAGCCGTCACGCGGTCGCGCCCGGCATCGCCGAGCTTGGCGATCTCGGCCTCGCGCAACTCGTTCAGCGACGCGGCTTCGGCCTGGTCCGCCTTCAGCTTCAGCCCCACCAGCCCGTTGAACGCCTCCTGCGTAAGCCCGTGCGCATGCGCGAACTCGCGCGCCGGCCCCAGCATCGGGTGGTTCTCGTCGAACTCGACCTCGACATCGTCGCCAATCCCGGCGAGCGCCCGCAATTGCTCGGCTTCCGGCAGCGCGTAACCGTCTGCGGCTTGCGGGATGCCCGACGCCTTCACGTCGGCTTCGGCCTTGAAACCTGTGAGTTCGGTGAATTTGGTGATGAGATCGGGAAGCAGCACGCCGTCCGCTTGCGACCAGTAGTCGTCGGGCAGGCCTTCCGGGCGGACGGGCGCGTCAGGCTGATCCTTCGTCGCTTCCTTGTCGGGCGATTTGTCCTGCGTATCCCCGGCGCCGGCTCCGCCGGGCGCCGCGTCGCTCTGGCTCTGATCGTCCTGGTTCTGGTCCGCTTCCGGCGGCATCGGCGTCTCCAGTGAAGCTCAACTGCTCGATAAGTCTGAGCACGAACTTGCGGGCGCCGTGGAATTCGCGCAACGCACAGGAATCGACAGGCCCCGCCGGAACCGCTTTCAACTGCCGCTCGAGCCACCCCGCGACGAGCCGGCCGTCCTCGGTGCGCATCAGCCGCGCCCACGCATGGGCGATCACATCGTCGGACATGCGCCCGAGCATCATTGCGCCTGGCCCCCGCC